GCGTAGAGCGCGATGTAGTCATTGCTGATTTTGTAGTCGTCTCCGGTGGTGACGATCATGGTCTCCCACCGGATGCGATTAACGATTAGCCAAGCGGACAAGCGAGAGTGTCCTCGCTCGATAGCTTGGAAGGTGAAGCGTTCGAAGAGTTTGTAGAACTCTGGGTTTTGTTTGTGCCACGCCCACCATTTTTCTTTGAGGTCTTCCTTCATGTAAACAACATGACGGCGATGCCAGCCAACAAGGCTCCTATTACGGCTTGAGCTATATAGCGTTTTGTCTTGGATGGTTCCTCGACAGGCTCGAAGTCGTATAGGTCGGTCGCGCCTTCGGCTAACCTAGCTGCATCATCTGGCTGCAAGGCTTCTTTACCAAACAGGGCATTGAGCCCCGGTTCCATGGCCGTGGCCAGTTCTTTGTGTGTGATGGGCGCTTTATCGAGTTTGGCGCACGATTCTTTGATGTCTTTGACGGGTTGTTTAAGCCATTTCGGGTCGTTGCCTTTGAGCAACCAGCCCATGACTTCGCCACGCTCCCAACGGTTTACCTTCTTTGGTCCGCGGGCCGCGGTCGACGGCACTTTCTTAGGTTTCGGGAATGTGCCCTGCTTGACGCGACGATAGACAGTCGGCTTCGATACTTTTGCAATCTCGCAGACTTCGTCGATAGTGATAAGGTCTTTCATAGGTGCATCTCCATAGTTGTAGCATTACGGAGTGTATGCGAACCTATGCGATCTTGTCAATGGATTTCATGTCCGGCGTAGTGCGTTGCTTTCTTATCCGCCACGTTGACGGACGCATTATGGATGCAAGCTGAGAGCATTTGCATCGCGGATTCTTTATCAGGTGATATTTCGAGCAGGTTGGCGATAATTTGTGTCAGGGCTCCGCCGATGGCGGGCCCGGTGTACAGGCCCTGCGCTGCGAAGTCTTCTTTTGCTTGCTCGGCGTCTTCATCCGATAAGGATGCGTTGCCATGACTTTTCAATTTCATTGACCTTCAACTTTTTCGCCTCTGGTTCCAACGTATCATCTTTTTCGATTGCCGTCAGGTGTTCATTTATTGTTCGGTTAATGACGGCGACTGCTTCGCCCCAGCGCATTTCACTCATTCGCTTTTCGGTTTCCACGTATCCACCTCTGCATACCATTTTCCATTGCGGCTTTCGCAAACTTGCACGTTGATCCATTCGTCAGTCTGGCTTGCGAGCCACGCTGCGAGTTCTTCGCGCTTGATACTGATATTGCACTTAATCCAATCGGGAGCCGTGTCCCGTGGCTTTTTGGCCAAGAGGCCGTCGACGAATTGCTTTTGGTTTTCCATTTTTCTCTCCTGAACGAAATGCCCCCAGCCGGGGGCAACCGAACTGGGGGCGGGTCTCTTCTACGGAGTGCGACCATGAGGTCACGAGAGAACTATACCCCAGCTCGTATGCGATATGCAATACTTGATCGCATATATCGGGCGGTATTTCTGCACTGTCGCGGCTGTCTTGGATAGTCAACCTGCACGTCGAGCAGAAACGTTTGATCTTTTCTTCAGTGATTTCAATGAGTTGCAACGGAAGGTCGCATTTGGGACAGTGGTTCTTGATTAGACGCTTGTGAACCTCACCCGCGTCGCTGTTCCAGTCGCTCATTTACCGCCTCACCACCGTGTTGTTCTTTATACCAATCAAAAACAAGGCGCAGTTGACCACCGATGGTGCGACCCTCGTTTTTTGACAGCTCTTTAATTTCTTCATACACCTCTCGCGGTACGAGGATGCTTTTCCAGCGTGTTGTATCCATAAATTCTACTCCAGTACCCCGGCATATCTACGATATTATAAGAGAATATGCAAGAATGCAAGAAAAACCCCGCCGAAGCGGGGTCAGTTTGAGGCGGACCGATGGGTGGCGGTCCATGAGCAGTATGGATAGCTATTTCGCTTCGCCCCACGACGGACCTATCTCAACGTCGCACTTGCTGGGCACTTCGAGCGGAACAGCATCGACCATAATCTTAGCGATTTCATTGGCTTCGTCAACATTTTTAACCGACATGGCGATTTCGTCATGGATTTGGATCATCGGAAGACGTCCTGTCTTGTAGATGTCGACCATGGCTTTCTTTGTCATGTCCGCCGCAGAGGCTTGAATTAGCCTGTTCAGCGCCTTGTAGGTGTAAGCCCGCTTGAGACGTGTCGTGGCCCCGTAAGTGTCCACAGCCTCACGATATGGCAGCGCCTTGTTCATCTCGAACGTATCTGGCTCCCACAGGTCAAAGCGGCACTTGCGTCCAAGGATCGAGCGCAGTGATCCGCCCGAAGATTTCTCGTTTAGACGGTTGGTGACGCCATTCATCAGCCCTTTCACGAACGGAACGCGTGTGTGGTACTGCTTAATGATTGCTTTGGCTTCCTCGACGGAAATGTCGAGCTGTTCGGACAGTTTGTTTACGCCCATGCCGTACATCATGCCGAGGTTGATGGTCTTTGCCTGCTTACGCGGGATGTTTGCCATCTCGGCCACCATGGTGTGGAAGTCGGTGCTTGGATCGTTGTTGTAACGGTCCACAAACTCTTGGGCACCTTCCAGCGGCAATCCTCGCATTTTACCGTATACATGCGCATAATGGGTCAAGATGCGCGGTTCTTGTTGCGAGAAGTCAATGGCAGCCCATTGCTCGCCTTCTTCTGGCAAGAACAGACTACGGATCAGTGGCCCGATTTCAGGATCGCGGGCCGGGATTTGTTGCAGGTTAGGGTTGGACATAGAGAACCGCCCACTGACCGTGCCCCCATCATCAGAACGGATTTGGTTGATATGAGCGTGTATTCTGCCGTCACTGTGGCAGTGTTTCATGATGGAATTGATGAAAGTGCCGGATGTCTTGTTCAGGTTCCGAGCCTCGACGACGAGCTTCGCGAGGGGATGCTCATGCTCTTGGAGGAACAGCTTCGTGAACGACGGTGCGCCTTTTTCGGTCTTTGGATATGCGACGCCGACTTTGTCGAACGCTTTCGCGAGCGACTGAGCTGCCCAGATTTCGACATCGCTGCCAGCGACGTGCTTGATTTGCTTCAGGACTTCCCTCTCTCGTTTGAGCAGACTATCCCGAGTTCGCTCCACTTTGTCGGTGTCGACACGGACGCCACGCATGGTCATGTCCACGAGACATGGGAGCAGATCAAGTTCGAGGTTTGCGATAGGCCAAAGCTCTTCTTTGCCAAGCTGAACGGAGAAGTAATTCCAGAGTTCGAGGGTCAGTTCGGCGTCAGCTTCAGCGTAAGGTCCAACATACATGGCTGGCATCTTCCACATTTCAGCTTTCGGGTCGATGCCGAACTCCCTTGCAGCTTCGACAAGGGCCTTCTCTGATTTGGTTTTGTTGAGGTGGTCGTAGCACAGCGCGTTCAGGCTGTAACTGAACCGGTTTTCGTCCAGCAAAGACGCCACGACCATGGTATCGATGATGCGACCGTTTACTTTGAAGCCTGTTGCAGTAATCCAGCCCAAGTCATACTGGGCGTTGTGCATAATCTTGTCTGCGGGGCATTCAAAGACTTTTTTAAGCCACCGGTTGACGATCTTCTCGTCGAGATTGCCGCCACCGAGGTGTTTGACTGGCAGGTATCCTGACCAGCCGTCCACCGCGATTGCGTATCCGACGATGTAGCCGTCCTTAGTTGGCCAACCCGGACCATTCTGTTTTAGGTTCGGGTCTTTTGTTTCCACGTCGATTGCAATTTTCTTTGCCGACGTGATGTCTGGTAATTCGAGCGGAGGAACCCACTCACTTTTCGGTGCGAACATCGCCATCTGTAAACCTGCCACGGGCTTCCTCAATTATTTGTTCCGGGGACCGTGCATCAAGGGCGACGAACTCCGCCCCCAGCGCCGAATACCCGACTTTGTCGATCCATGAATCGAATTTATCTATGTTTGTTAGCAGTCTGCTCGTTTTAAGCCAATCCATCATGAGAGCCACGTGAGCCGGGGTCAAATACCCGTGGGTTTTGAGCGCTTCACGCATGATGACGTTCCAGCCTTCTGCGATACGACCATGGTTGTCGTATGCGTCGCCGTAATCTTCTGCCCTGTCGCCGTTAATCAGGTCTTTTGCGGCGTGGATTACCTCGTTGCGCCGCATTAGTGTTCTACCTGATTGATGTAGCCTGCAAATACCATCTCGCCGAGTTCTTTGTCGTACTCGAACTTTACGGCAGGAATGTCTTCGTCTTTGACGTTCGGGTCGTTCCACATCTTTTCAGCGCGGTGAGCGTTGAAATCAGCGACGCCCATTTCTTTGTATTGCTTCCGCTTTGCTGCCTCGTGTTCTTTCCATTCATCCCAAGTCATTTTCTTCATCTTCTCTCTCCACAGAATGCGTAACAATGTAAAAAGCTCTACAGTTGTTACATGAGTAATTGGATTCAATGCCTACGCCACCGTCTCCATCTTCGTAATCTTCATCTCCGCCCCAAAGGACGTCACTTCCACAAATAAAACACTTCATAAATCATAACTACGTGATACGTCCTCCGCGTCGACGATGTAGAGGTTTTGCTTGGTCCGTGTGACGCCGACATAAAACACACGGTGCATGTCATCAGGATTGATGCGCATTTGTTCGTCGGCTGCCGGACTGAGGTCCGTGAACAGCACGACGTTATCTGCTTCCCCACCCTTTGATCCGTGGATCGTGGATGCTGTGATGCGGGGTATGCCATTGAACTTCTCACCGCGGCGTAACAAGGCGGTGATGTAGGCCCGATCTGTTTCGGGCAACTTATCCATGGCTTCTGACCAGATCATATTAGTATCTGCTAATAGACCATGGTTAACGATCAAGTCTTGCATGTTAACCATGTCTTGGTCCTCGACGCCGGGCAGCTTTTTGAAGCCGCGTTTGACGCGATTACCGATAGACATGAAGCCGTAAATCTTGCGAGCGACTTCGCCCGTGATCTCTTTTCCTTTGCGCAATTGTTCCCAGCCATTTACTGCGTCAGAAATCTTTTCGCTGATGCTCCGGTGGCCGCGGTACATGAACAGATAACCGTTTGATTTCAGATCGTTAGCGACCGGAGTTAATTGGTAGCCTGCCTGCGATAAAATGAGCCAAGAGCCTTGTGTCATGTCGAGGGATTGGATATTGTTTATCCGCGCCACACGCCCACTCTCTTCACGGGGATTGTATTTCTTCGGAAATCTACGGGCGATGCGGCGCACGACACCCTCCGCAATCTTATGCACCTCGCTCGGTACACGGTAAGACTGGGACAGTGTTTCGCTGCCGCCCGGCAAATTAATGAACCGGTCGACATTTGCGCCAGCCCAGCGGTAAATCGCTTGGTCATCATCTCCTGCGGCATACATGCGCACTGAATGTGCGTCCAGAATGTCGGCGATGTCCCATTGTAGGTTGCTCAAGTCTTGCGCTTCGTCGAGAAAGCACAGGTCAAACTCCGGACAGAACCGATCAGACTGATCCACAAACGCTTGCAGCATGTCGGTGAAGTCGTACAGACCCAGCTTTTCTTTGTACTCACGCAAGCATTTGTCGACGTAGGACACCGTGTTCCAGTCGGCTTCGATGTTGCTTTCGTTATATTGCTCCCGCAAGGGCACCTGACGCAGTCGAGCCAAGTTAATCAGACCTAAAATGGGGTCATTAGAAGACACCATTGATGGTACATCTTCGTCAAAGCTTTGGTTCTTGGCCCCGCCAAGCGATACGCCAATGGCGTTGCTCAGTTCTTTGTAATTCTGCTCCTGCATAACCTGCTCTGGCCGGATGTCGGTCATCGTCAGCGCCAGCGAGTGCAAGGTGCGGAAATAGATCAGGTCTTTCTTGGGGTCCAAGCCAAACCGTGCTGCGGCCCGCTCTTTTGCTTCGTTGGCCGCCTTACGCGTGAAGGCGAGGAACGCAATCCTATGCGGATGCGTCCCTTTCTCCAACGCGTCGTCCACCATGTTTAGCAGGGTTGTAGTTTTTCCCGTGCCCGGCGGTCCAAAGATTCGAAACATCTGGGTCTACCTCCTCAATAGCCGCAATAAGCTCACGCAAACTGCGTAGACCGAAATTTGGTTGTTTAATCATTTCTTCAGGCGACACGACGTCGATGAACAAAAGCAGGTTCAAGTCTGCGGCACCCATGTTCAGCAAGGCGTTTCTGACGCGTATGGAAATATCCAGTGCGCCAACAGGCATCTTGCCGTTTGTCTTCTTACTGGCTTCCGCCCAGCGTCTGTGCTTCATCAGGTTTTCTGCTTTGAAAACGATCTGGCGGACACGCTCCCGTGAAATGTTGTACTTCTCGCCGATGCTATCTAGCGTCCGCTTCTCTACAACGCGCATACGGTAAATTGCCCAGTTTCTTTCACGATACTGCTCTGCAAAATCGTAACGGTTTGTGCGAAAAACATTCTCCGTCAAAACGGTGCCTCCTCTGATCCAAACTTCGGCGGATTGATGTCGATGTCTGCTACATCAAAGGCCGGTATCTTCCAAACACGCACCGCCCTTCCTTTAATTTTCAAAACCACGCTTTCGCCACTGATGTCACGCAGACGCTGGGCAATCTTGTGTGATTTGTATTCGAAGAATTTGTTCTTCCGCAGGAATGCCTCGAAGTCTTTCAGGCGGAAGTACGTCCAGCCTTCCTCTTCGTCGGTCCATGGGCGACGGAGCAGGATTTCTTCTTTGTCTTGCGCTTGCTGTAAATGACGGCAGAACTCTTCGAGGTAATCATAGAACTGGCCACTGATGCTTGCATCCTGCGCCACTTCGATGATCGCGCTCTCGTTGTCGCGCATTTCGTTCAGCAAGGTGCTGATGCGGCTTTCCCACTGCTGCTTTGCCACAGAACGCGGCATGAAGTTAAGCTGCTCCATGCAGGATCGCTGGAACGTGATCTGGTTCATAAGCGCGTCTGTGTCTAGCTCCAAAGGCTCCCCATTGACGTCCATAAACCAGACCGGGGGCGTGGAGTTATACTTGCGCAGGTTTGCGATTGTGGCCCCTGCTACAGCCGCTCCTATACCGTTTTTACGGGTTCGGCATAGCTCTTTGTTGCAGTAAGCATTGATTGGAGCGTCGTTGCATTTGTAAGCATAGTCTTTCCGCTGGACTTGCTTTGCAACTACGTTGACCTCCGGGAGTGGAAGCGGCGGAGATAGGTACTCCATGTTGTATTTAAGGATTTCGGATTCCCAACTATCTGGATACGCTTTTCGTAAATAAACGCCGATGTTGAATAACCCATTATTGCGGCCCCCTTCGCTGATCTTCATCTTACAAAGTATCTGTAAGCAGGGCGGGCCATCCTGAAGCAGTTCTGTCTCGCCACTGCCTACTACTTGTAGCTTAACAACTTCTTCCGGCGTCTGGGCATGTTTTTCGTACAGGTCAAAAAATTCTTCTATTGACGCCGATGTTCCATCGTCCAGAAATGCGTAACGCAGCCCGTTTTCTGCATCATAGTATGGCAAATTGAGAAAGTTACCCACGTCGCCACGATCCAGATGCAGCTTAACCTGCTTAGGGAATATTTCGCTCTCGCCATAGCCGAGGGCCGCGGACATGTGTTGCAGAGCCTTCTGCATGTCTTTTGCTTCAACCCAGTCCTTTGAGAACAGGAAACAATGCGCACCGCCTGACTTAGAGCGGCACACGACCAGCGGAAGCTGCATCCGCCGTATTTTATCTATGAGGAGCTTATGGTCGAGGGGGTACTGATCGATGTCGATGCAGCCCCACTTACAGCAATTGTCTTCGTTGATCGGGATAATGCCCAGACCATTGCCGTTGCCAGATAAATGGTTTTCCCAAAGCTTCTTGGTGCGGGGTTCGCGTAGAACGCCTGCCTTTCCCTTGGCTTTGCCATTAGCGCCTGTTTTTTCTATTTTGAAGTAGCCATAGGCTTCCTTCAGACCATCAAATATGGCCGCAAATTTTTCTACTGACATTGTTGCCCCCTACGGAAAAAAGCGGCAGGGCCCGTAAGCCCCGCCGCAATGACGATTAGAATGGTGTGTCACCATTCACAGTGTCATCTTCCGTATGCTTAACAACAACATCACCCGCCGTGATGCTTTCAGCAAACTGCTTTGCACGGGAATACAAAGCCGCGTCAGTGATGGGGCCTTCCAGACCCATCTCCCAGCCATGCCAAGAACCTTTGGAGTTTTCTTCACCGATGGTCTTGAGGTGGTAGATGTGTGAGAAGCGGGGCGGCGTGAACGGCCCGTTCTTTCCCTGCATCTGACGGGACGCCATCATGCTGTTCCACTTACGCGACTTCTTGAGCTGCGTAGATTTCATAGCAATCAGTGCGGTCTCCGCGGACCCATCGTCGTTGAGGACGATCACAAAATGCTGGTGCGTCTCTTCGATGTAGTCGCCATCGCCGCCAACAACGTATTCTTTGTTGTCGTCGGGTGAACGCTCCGTCTTGGGACGCTGGTCTTGTGGCTCGTAAATTGCCACGGGCGCACCGCTACCACTGCCACGTGGTGCCCACTGAATGAACCGTCGCTGGTAAGCACATGGGATGACGCGAATGCCCGTCTTACCTTTGATGATTGCACCAGTTACGGTGTTGTAAATGTCGCCCTTACGAGCCTCTTCGTTTTCGTCCAACACAGGGTCATTACCTGACAGAACTTTCAGGAAGGGAAGAGCCATGTCCTCCTGTCCCATGTTCTCCATGCCACGGCCTGCGTCAGCCTCAAACATAGATGGATCAAATGCCGCGACTGCGGTGTTTTCTTTGGTAGCTACTGCTTTTGTATCGGCCATTATTTTTTACCTTTCTTGATAACTGCACGTTGTCCAACCCATGCTCCAAAAAGCTCCATGGGAAATTCATCACCTTCTTCTACACGTTCCTTAACGAAGGCGCGTAGCGTCTGGGGGTGAATTTCTGTCTTTTGCTCTGGAACATACCCTTGTTGCTGCGCGAAGGCAGCGAAGGCGCTTGCTTGGTCGTCCTCGCCACGGCCAAACTGACAGATGACACTGTTCTTGATGATGTCATCGTATCCGTTTTCACGCAGCCATTCGTAGGCTTGAGGACGGTTGTTTACGAGGATGGAAGCCCCGTAAGTTTGTTTCACCTCGACCTGTGAACCATCATCGAGGCTAAACGAAGAAATACCAATTTCTGCAAGCATGGCTGGCATATCTTCATCCGTGAGCTTCAGAAGAGCCTTCTTTTCAGCCTTGAGGTCTTCCTCTAAGCTGGCAATACGGTCTTCTTTGTCTCGGATTTGGCGGGCCAACGCGGCTACCGAAGTAAGTCCCTGTTGGTCTAGCTTTTCGACCGATGACGCAAGCGTGTCTTCAAAGTCTTGCTCCATCAATTTTGCGAGTTCGTCACTCATCGTCTTTCTCCTGTCGTGGTTGAAGGCACCGTTCGGGCCTTGACAAATGCAGATAATATCTTATACTCAGCTCTTGTCAAGCACAATTTTTACATGGGGCAAAAATGCAGGGATTTGAGTTCAAGACCAAGCCTTACGACCACCAGCGCAAGGCGTTGTCTGACTCGTGGGCCGCGGAGTATTATGCGTTGTTCATGGAGATGGGGACAGGCAAGTCGAAGGTTGCCGTAGACAACATGGCCATCCTTTATGAGATGGGAAAGATCAACGCTGCATTGATTGTCGCTCCCAAGGGTGTGTACGACAACTGGGTCAAGGGCGAGATACCCGTGCATCTTCCAGACCGCATTGAACGGCAGGTTCTGCGATGGACGCCGCAGAAGACAAAAAAGTTTGAGAGCGAGCTGATCGACTTCATCACCTTGAAGGACAAGGTGCTGAAGATTTTTGTGATGAACGTCGAAGCGTTTTCCACGCCCCGTGGGACAGAAGCCGCGGAAGCCTTCTTGTTCCAGAACCCAGACAACATGATTATTGTCGATGAAAGCACGACCATCAAAAACCGCAAGGCGCAACGCACAAAGAACATCGTGAAGCTGCGTGACCGCTCGAAGTATCGCCGCATCCTTACCGGATCGCCCATCACTAAGTCACCAATGGACCTGTTCAGCCAGTGCGACCTGCTAAAGGACAAATGCTTGGGCTTTAATAGCTACTTTGCTTACCAAAGCCGTTACGCCAACGTGCAGAAACGCACTATGGGGCATCGCAGCTTCCAACAGATTGTCGGATACCGTCGTTTGGACGAACTGTCGGAAAAGCTGGACCGGTTCAGCAACCGCGTCTTGAAAGAAGACTGTCTGGACCTGCCGCCCAAGGTGTATATACGCCGTGAGGTGCCGCTGACCCCGGAACAAGAGCGCCTGTATATACAGATGAAAAAGTTAGCTCTGGCCAAGATGGAAAGTGGAGAGTTAGCAACGACCGCCAGCGTACTGACCCAAATCATGCGTTTGCAGCAAATTTGCTGCGGTCACCTTGCTCCGGATGACGAAGAAATTAAGCCCATTAAGAACAATCGCTTGAGTGAGCTGCTTGGTCTGGTCGAAGAGGTGAACGGCAAAGCCATCATTTGGGCCACATATTCGCACGATTTGGAGATGATCCGGAGCGAGATAGCCAAGCTGTATGGCGAGGACAGTGTTGCCTGCTATTACGGGGCGACCCCGCAGGACGAGCGTCAGGAAATCGTCAACCGGTTCCAAAACACCCGTGATCCGCTGCGGTTCTTTGTCGGCCAACCCAAGACAGGTGGTTACGGCATTACGCTGACGGCTGCCAACACCGTCATTTACTTTTCCAACAGTTATGACTTGGAAATTCGCTTGCAGTCAGAAGACCGTGCGCACCGTATCGGTCAGGGCCACAAGGTGACCTACATCGATCTGGTTTCTCCAGACACGATTGACGAGCGTATTTTGGAGGCGCTGCGGAACAAGATTGATATTGCCGGTCAGGTGCTGGGCGAAGACGCCAAAGACTGGTTGCGCTGATCCTCTTCGGGTGGCGCAAACGCTGCATACTGGCGATAAAACTCTATGCCGCGAGCCTCTTCTTCAGGCTGCGGCGCTTGCTGCATAATATTTGGGATCATGCTGCGCGTTTTGCCAAAGTCAGGCTCCTGCGTAGGCTGCGAGAACACCGAACCCACACCAGTTGTAAGATATTCGCTCTGCACAGGTGCTGGCGGCACATAACCGGGTGTCCCAAGGCCCTCGGGCCGTGGTTGGGGACGTCTGGACGGGTCTTCGCCGGGAACGCGTGTGTAAAACTCGTTCATGGCCGGTAGAATTTCGCCTGTGTCCACACCGTGGATTTGCGCGACATAATTGCGGGTTTCCTCGAATGGAGGCACACCGCCGTATTTGTTCACGTTGCCGGGGCCTGCGTTGTACGCCGCGAGGGCCAAGGGCACTGATTGGAACGCGTCGAGCTGTTGGCGCAAGTAACGCGCACCGCCACGAGCGTTTTCAACGGGATTGTTCGGGTCTACCCCAAGTTCCCGCGCCGTTCCGGGCATAAGCTGCATCAGACCGATAGCGCCAGCTTCACTGACAGGGCCTTGACGGCCTCTGTTTTCGGTCCACATGACGCGCAGGTACAGATCAGGGTCCACGCCCTCTTCCATGGCGATGTCGATAGGGTCAAACCCGTAATCGTTAATCACCTTTTGGCGCATTTCTTCCAAATCTTCAGGCGTGATCGGCGTCACTGCCCCACCTTGTGCGTAATTCCGGAATAGACCGGCCACTCCGCCTTCAGCAAATCCCATGGCAGTCGATCCAAAACCTGACATGCCCGCCAAACTTACTTCGGGGTTTGATCCAAAGGTATCACGGCCTGCCGTGTAGTATTGGCCGGGCGCTGAAATAACTTGTTGTGCCGTAGCGCCAGCATTGCCGCGCCGGACAGCACGGGCTTGTGCCTCTTTCACATATGCGTCAACGTCTTCACCGCTAAAACCGGGGTCTTGTGGAGCAACCGGTGCGTCACCGCCTTGGAAAACGGGTGCCGTTCCGACCCATTCGCCGGGCGAAGCCACGCTATCCGCCCAGTCGTCATATGGCGTGGTCCGGTCAGTCGCGTTCCATGCCGCAATGGCGTCGTTATAGGCGTTTGCTTTTGTGCGCCAATCTTCGAGGTCCGCGTTATAAGCGTTTACCGCCGCGTTGTGCGCGTCAACAAGCTCTTGATATGCGCCAGCTTCGGTTTTGTACTTATCGAGCGCCGTGTTGTAGATGTTAATCCGGTTATCATAGTCTTCCATGATGTCCCGGTCATACTTATAGTAACGGGCTTGCGGGGAGGCGTACTGGATAATTCCTGCCATTTTAGCCTCCCATTAAGCTGCCGATACCGAGGAGTTCGCGGTCCTCTGGGAAAAGAGCTGCAAACCTAGTCCTATCCACTGGTCCCGAAGATTGAATAGGTGGCCGAGGAGGGGCCGCGGAAGCCTGTTGAACCGGGTTAGGTGCAGCACCGCCGCCCTGAGTGGGAAGTTGGGCAGGCGGAACTAGAGCCCCTTGCTGGTCAGGCGCGGGGACAACTGGTGTAGGAGCAGGCGCGGGCACTGGAGCCGGAGCCGGAGCCGGAGCCGGAGCGGGTTGTTGCTCTTGCTCGACGCCTTGCAAATAATTCTGGATTTCCAAAGCCTCTTGCTCATTCAAGTTCTGGACCGCGGGCGCTGTGCGGCGAATGCTGCTCATAATGCCGTTGTCGATCAGACCTTGGATCAAAGCTTGGCCAATACGTTGCTGTTCTGCTTCGTTTGCGCCGCGGCGTAGCACGGTAGCCAAAAGCTGCGGGTCTTCGATGATGGTCGTCATGACGTCCATACGCAAAGAAGCGGGGAGCTCTGACAGGTATTGGTTTACGACGCGTTGCGCAAATTGCGAACCAGCTTGGCGAGCAATCAGACTTTGTTGGCTGCCGCCCATCACGCGCTGACCCAAAGCACCTAATTCCGAACCAGAAATACGGGTTGCCAGCATAAATAGTGGGCCAACCTGTTGTGCAAACTCTTCGATTTCGCCGGGTTTTGCACGAGCCGAGAACGCTTGAATTTGAGCCATGCGACCAAGCAAGCGCCGGGTCCGCGTAACGTCGCCCTCGCTCATAATGCCACGCTCGACCATCCAGTCTGCCAAAATTACGTCATTTGGAGAGTTAGGATGTGGCTCAAACATGGTGCGGTAAGCCGCTTCAATGTCGAAAATCGGACCATTTTCACCAGCGCGATTAAATACGCTGTCCATGATCGAGCGACGGAAGCCGTTTACCAGCTCTTGCTTGCTGAAGGTCTGACCTGCCAGAGGGCCGGTAGTTACAGAGAACCCTTCGTCGCCCATATTGTCGACATACGACCACAGGTCGTTAAGCTCTCGGAACGGACGTGCGTTTGTCAGCGATATGGCACGAGAAACCTGTGTTGCCGGGTTCATCGTCTTATCTGGCAGCAATTCATACAGGCTCAACAGTCCACGACGGCGCTCAGTCGCTTGTTCCGACGTTTCGCGAGCCGTGTTGGTCAAAAGCTGACGCGCTGTTTGAATGTTTTCCAAATCTGCTTTTAAAGCAGGAAGCGAATCCAGCAAACGAGCGTTGTTTGGACGAGCGGCCCAACGACGCAGAGCGTCGACATTCAGCGTATTGCTTTCTGGGTCGAGAGCCGCGGCACGTGCAGAACGGACCAACATTTCCACTGGCCCTCGGATGTCCGCATTTGCGGTAATCATCTGCGTCAGGTTTTCACGAAGTCCCGGGATAGCGTCGATTTCGGCCTGATTTGCATCAAACCAATCGTCGAACACTCGACGGTTAATCATGTTTGTGTTGGGATCAATAACTCCGGCGGCGTTAGCCGATTCCAGCAAAGCGCGGCCCGCAGGACGATCACTTTCGCCCAACAGCGTCGTTAAAGACTGACCAAATTGTGCTTGGCTAATGCGGTCCAACTCGCTTGCACGAAGATACGAAGCATCGCCGTTGAATACACTCATAGACAATGTTTCTGGCGAAATTGCTGGAGCGCCGGTTTTGCGGCGGCCTAGCACGTCTCCGCCATAAGCACGGGTCCAAACGTCATTGTATGCACGGCTGTATGCACGGGCATTATCATAGGCTTGGTTTGTACCGGCAGGGAAAGAGTCGAGGTCCGCGAGGATTGCTTCGGCAAACTCATACGCCACCATGGCTTTTGAAGACTGCCCTGACGCTGCCAATTCTCTACCGGCATTTAATGCCGTATTGCGCATAGCCAATAATTCGGTAACGCTCAAACCGCCCGCCGGAGCTGGTGTTCCATCCATTGCAGGCTGCTGTTGCTGGGCAATTAGCAACTCAGCTTGCCGGTCCAACGCGTTGGCATAATCGCGTGTACGAGGGGTGGAGAAACGACCACGGTTTTGGCTTGCTTCGCTACGCAGGCGACGAACAACCTCTTCAGGGCTGGCATCAAACTGGTCCGCGCGAAGGCTTTCCATCAGAGTGTTGAAACGTTCCCCGTAAGTGGTTCCGTCAATCTTCAGGAAAGCGGCGTCAAAGCGGCGTTGTTCCGGTAAAACAGGGCCTGCTCCATCGCCATCGGCTGCGCCATAGCCGGGCAACCCTAGCTCGCCACCTTTGCGATTAACAAAGTCGTCCAAATCCCGCAGTGCTGCAATCCGCATATAAGGAGCGCGGGCTTCTGGCATGTCTTCCGACGGAAGAAGCTCTTCCCAAGTGCGGATGAAATTAGGGGTGTCTGTTACGTTGCCTGAAGCATCACGAAATTCGCTAATTTCGATGTTTTGTGGAATTTGACGCCACAAAGAACGTTCTTGTGAGCGCATCGTCATTCTTTGAGCATTCAGAACGTCAATAAGTCGATTGGCTTCTTCCAGATTGTTGGCATCGGCACCAACTGCCCGCATGTTCTCTTGCAAACGGCTAGTTGCTTGCTGCAAACGACCGCTTAACTCTGCATCCCAAAGAGACGTTTGGACTTCGGCCAATTGTCCCAAAGCTTCACGGTCGCCGTTGGCGTACATAAACAAAATGCCGCGGCGCAGCGCATCTACAGCTTTTTGCTGGTTCGATCCGGCACCTGTTCCGCCTTGTGGGCCACTTTCCATCTGCAAACGCAGAAGGGTCGGGCTACCAGTCAACTCGGCGGCACTCAATTCAATTGGATTGCCTTCGGCATCCACCAAGAAACGAGAAAACTCGTCCGAGTTCAGAAGGTCGATGATCGCCTGCGGGTCTTCGCCGTTGGCTTCAAGCTGGGTCAACAAGTAATCGGCAGCGTCGGCCATTTGAGAGTCCGACAAAGCACCTGTTGCATTAGCTGCGTTGTCTGACTTGAAGCGACGTATCAGACCTAACACACCGTCATAAGCCAACCCCAGAGCTTGTGGCACACGCCGAACGGCTGTCTCCACAGCTAATCCGCCACCAACACCGCCGATAAGTTCTGCCCCAAATCGGGTCCACGGACTGTCTGGAGCAAACCTTTCTGAACCATATGCAAGAGCGCCCGTTCCTGCAACGGCACCAAGTTCTGTCAAACCAGTACGAATAGGAGTTCCGCGGGCCAAGGCCCCTGTGCGCTCCATGCTGGCCTCAACACCGCGAACAAGGCGCGTGGACAGCGGGGCGCGAGCATCGGCTGCTAGATTGTCCAACACGGCCCGTGCGCCGAGGTTAACTTTGCCTGAAATAAGGAAAGGCATCGGCAAGAACGCCAAAGCGCCCATTGTTGATTTACCGGATTCAAAAGCTGCGGCAGTGCCGGGTACAAACGTAGGCTCTGGACCAACCAGCGCCTCTTGTGCGGTGCGGGTCGCAAAATCACCAAATATTGCGCCGCCAATACCGGTTATAATAGGAACACCAACGCGAACTGCGGCAGTCCAAGGCGTTACGGGTGGAACACCGGATACGGCCAAGTTACCGGCTTGCATACCACCGTAGAAACCAGTGGCCGCGCCAGCGGCAGGAGCCGCTTCACGTGCAAACCCTTCCCAGAAGCCGCCGCCTTCTTGGATTGGACGCCCTTCGGCATCACGAGCAAACAAGGAGATGATCTGGGCGTCGGTCAAACCACGGCCTTGTGGCATACCTAGATCACGCAGAACACCCGCATCGCCGGTGCGCAAAGCGTCGTAATTCAGGTAATTCGGGCCGCGGTCTTGGATACGCGCATCACGGGATAACGTATTCGTGAGCATTTGAGCGAACCCGGGGACGGGATCGCCTGTTGTTCTCAGAACATCAACTACTTCATTAAATTCATCCTGCCCGAAGGTTGCTCTTGGGATGAACAAACCTTCTGAAGGGGCAGGCGTTGCAGGAACAGGGGTTGTATTTTCTGGAGTATTTTCATCAGCCATTTATTGGTTCCCCTGTCCAGCCGCTTGGTTCATGATGTCTTGCGCTCTCTGCAAATCAGCCGCATTGGCAGTATTTGAAAGGGTTAGGATTGGGCCAAGCAGACCTTCCAAGCGTTCGATTTCAAACAATTTCTGGCTAAGAGTGCTGTTAAGCGCACTGTCGATAGGAGTGCCGCTTGCACGAAGCGTAAGAATGCGGCGCTTTTCTGTCTCCAGCTCTTCTGCCAAACGAGTAAGCTTGCGGGCTTCTGTTTCTGGGTTGCGGAAGAAGGCGCGTTCGTCTGGGAACAACTGTGCGGTTGTTTCCAAATCTGCGACCGCAAAGCGAGGCGATGCAGACAGTGCCGAACGACCAAATACGCGGACCATCTCGATGTACTGACGCGCATCCTGAGTATCGCGGAACATTTCGCTGAAGAACTCTGGCGAAATCGTACCACCCAGAATACCGTCGACACCGGCAGCAACTTTTGACCAGAAACCAGTACCCAGACGTGCTTGACGCAGGGCGTCGCGGACGTTGTTCCGGGTTTCTTGGCTCAATGGGTTGCCTTCGGCATCGGTCATACCTTGGATTAGGTTGGTCTCCATTGCATCCAACTGATCCTGCGCACCCGCGGTAATGCGAGCGTTGCGGTTAACGTCGTAAGCAATGGTGTTGGACACTTCGAAGGCATTTGACGGAATTGCTTGTTGCGTACCGTTCATGTCAGTGAACGTGCGGCCACCGTCATAGCTGGTGTAAACACCGCTTTCGAAATCATCTGTGCCCGGTACATAGAAGCCGCGAGGCGTGATGTCTTCGGTGCCTAGACGGAACATTGTGGCAGTGCCCGGAGCTTGCTCGTTAAGACGATTAACATCCGCGACAACAGCTTGCCCTTCAGGCGTTTTGATGTCCACAACGCGCTGAACAGGCTGGCCATTCGCACCCGGCATCGTGACACGGAAGTAGGACGGAGCAACTGTAACGTTGCGGTCCAGAATATCCATGCTTTCTCCGGTACGTTCGTTGATACGAACGATAGTGACGCTGCCGTCTTCGCCTTGAAGCGTTTCGAAGCGATAATCTGGCGCAATGTTGAGCAGAACCTGACGATCCTCCAGCTCCAAGCCTTCGAATGTGTTGCGGTCCATACCAAACTTGCCAAAGTAATCGCGGTCGGTAAGAACCGGTAGACCCTGCAAGTATTGCTTCTGGGTATCGTCCAACTCGTTGAAGTCGGATTGGCTCATACCAAAGCGGTTGAAGTAATCACGGTCGCTAACAGGTGCGGTATATGCGGTGTAAGCATCTGCACCAAACTGGTTAGCAAGGTAATTACGCTCTTGCGTGGTCAGGTTTGGAGACGACCCTGCACGATAAGTTCTGTCACCAATCGTAACATCCATCGTCAGAGTTACCTGCTCACGATCTGTGCCCATACGGGTCAACTGATCGGCGCTCATTGCGCTCAAACGCAAACCGCCGTTCGCCAGAACGGTGTTATACAAATCTGTGCCCGGAACCGCAGCAATTTGGCTGCCGTCGCCAAGAACAAAGTTTTCTGCGCTTTGTGGCGTCGCACTGACATCGCCCATGGCGTTACCGCCCGCAGCAATGATGTCATTATAGGCTTGAGTGCCGGGGATCGCGGTCCGTGTGCTGCCATTTGGCATACGGAAGTTTTCGGCTCTCTGCGGCGTCGTTGAAGTCGTCGGGATAGCCCGAACAGTGACGTTTTCTTCGCCATATTGGTCATATAGCGACTGAAGCTGATTACGCGTAAGAGGGCGTTCGCCCAAATTACGAGTAACAGGCTCGCCGTTTTCACCAATTTCGGTAACAGCGACACGATAGATGTCGCCGATGTCTTTATCTTGTGCTGCGAGGGCCGCGGACCGTTCTGCGCCATACAAAGACTGTGCGCTTTGAAGGGCGGCCATATCAAGCTGACGTTCTTCGGCCTTTTGGGCCTGTTTGAATTTGCCAAACTCACCAGCCCGCGCACCGATATTGCCAAGAACAGGCGTAAACGCTTCAGCAAAGCGCGAAACAGGGCTGACATTCCGCTCGCCCGGGGTAGCAAGCATGAGGCCGCCTTGCGCGATGTCAAAAAGC